CGGAATGCAAAAGAAAGTTATGGAACCTTATCTGGTTGACGCACTCAGCTTTACAGAAGCAGAGGCACGAATCATCGAGGAAATGACGCCGTTCATTTCTGGAGAATTCACGGTATCTGACATTAAACGTGCCAACTACAGCGAATTGTTCCCCAGCGAAGAGGAAGCTGCCGACCGTTGGTTCAAGTGCAAGCTGGTTTTCATCACATTGGACGAGAAAAGCGGTGCTGAGAAAAAAACGTCTACCCAGGTATTGGTACAAGCTGCCGACTTGCGTGACGCAGTGAAGAAATTGGACGAAGGTATGAAAGGTACAATGGCTGACTATCAGATTGCATCGGTAGCGGAAACTGCCATTATGGATGTATATCCGTACAGCGCAGAAGTATCAATGTCAGATACTATTAGCGAAAACGCCAACTCTCCCGTTGTTCGTAATTTCATTCAGTCACTCCCGGAAGGCTGCAAAACAACCATTACCGTAGGAGGAAAGCAGGTCGTAGTTGACAAGACCGGAAAAGATACAGTAGTAACCCCACAAGACAAAGAAAGCGATGACATACGAGGAGATGATTAAACTTGCATCCAAAGCTAAATCACGTAAGAAACCAACGAACGATGAGCATAAGATGCAATGCGCTTGCGTGAAGTGGTTTAGATTGGAATACCCCAAGCTAAAAGATATGCTGTTTGCTGTCCCGAACGCTGCCAGAAGAAGTGCAAGAAACGGAGAATACATGAAGGATGAAGGGATGCTTCCCGGTGTTGCCGATCTAATTCTTTTAAAAAGCAATCGCTTCTATGGAGCTTTGTGTGTGGAAATGAAAAAGCCGGATAAATACCAAAGACCGGTGCAAAAAGAATGGCAGAAAGAGTGTGAAGCTGCCGGGAACAAATACGTAGTCTGCCGGTCTTTGGATGAATTTATGAAAGTCGTAACAGATTACTTAAATGACATATAATCATGGAACAGGAAATTAAGGAAATAAGCGATTATCTGAATATTACTTGCTCTAATAACCCGCAAGAAATTCAGGAGCGCATATCGACAATAATGGTATATATGATGCGTACAGGAGAAATGCTTGCAGATGCAAAGAAAATGCTTCGCAGAAAAAAGTCAGATGAAATACAGAATACCATTATTCAGATCGCCAAAGAAAACTGTCTTTCTGCAAAAATACAGAATGCCCTGCTTGAAAGTATCGCGGAAGATGAAGCGTTCTTGGTTGACCGGTTGGATAGGCTTAACGCCTCGTGTGTACACCAACTTGATGCTCTTCGTACGCTTTTAAGTTTTGAGAAGGAATCGTTAAGACTTAATAAGGCAGGATACTGATAAACAATGTTTAAACTGTTGATATTCAGAAATATACTTATTGTAATTTCATAATAAAAAGTTAACTTTACAATATATAAATAACTGATTGTCAAATAATAGGCATAATGAAAAAGGATACAAAAAGAAAATCATTTGTCTTCTATATTGAATGGCAGGAAGTGCTGATGGAATATCCTGCGGAGGTCAGACTTGAAGTGTACGATGCAATTATTGAGTATGCTGCATCGGGGACACTGTCGGAGCTGAAACCGTTGGCTAAAATGGCATTTTCTTTTATAAAGAAGCAAATAGACTCTAATAATGATAAGTATAATTGCCTTGTTGAAAAAAGGAGTGAAGCAGGAAGGAAAGGAATGGCAAACCGGTATGGGACTCCTGTAACAAATCTAACACATGATAACAAAGGTAACACAAGTTGTCAAGATGTAACAAATCTAACAAGCGGTAACAACGCTAACTATAATGAGCCTGATAATGAGCCTGATAATAATTCTCTCTCTAGTGCGCAAGCGCGAGAAGAATTTCCTCCACCGGATATTTTCGATAAACCTTTGAAGGAATGTTACAATGAACTTGCATTGAATGTATCGTGGATAGAACCATTTGTTATGAATATCCGTTCTGCCGGACATATGGAATTTACCGTTGAAACATTCCACGAATGTTTGAAGCGTTTTTTTGTAAAATTGCAAAACGAGGGAGAGATCCAAAAATCCCCTAAAGATGCCATGTCACATTTTTCGAGATGGCTTGATATTGACCTTAAAAAGCAAGAAGATGACAAACGAAGAGCAAAAGCTTTCAGCCCAACTGCAACAAATCCAACTGGAAAAGTCGTTCGCTGCGAAGCTGAAACAGGAACAGATATACAATCTTGTGGAACGGCACAGAAAGACTATTCGTCAAGATTTTGAATATGATTTGACGAATCCGAATGAATTCTATGCCCATCGGAATTTGATAAAATCTCTTGGGAATAATTATATGGGGCGTGAATTCAGAGAGTTTGAAGTGGACAAGAACAACTCGAAAGTGTTGTCTTTCCTGCTTTACTATTTCAATGGTTGTCGGTATGCAGAGCAGGTTTTCCCGGATGAAGATTATAAAATTCATAAAAACCTGTTACTTGTCGGGAAGCCTGGTACTGGTAAAACTATGCTTATGCAGATTTTTTCTGATTATTTACGGCTGACTCATAATCCGAATACTTTTGAAAATCTATCAGTTACTCAAATGATGAACTATTACAAGATGAATGGTCATATCGACAGGCATACATTTAATGAAGGACAGTCAAAAGGGTTTAAGCCGGAACCGTTTAATATCTGTTTGAATGATATTGGGGTGGAAACGGAGAATCAGAAAAGTTATGGTACTAGCCTTAACAGTGTGATAGATGAATTTTTATATGCAAGATATGAGATTTATCAGCAATTTGGTAAGATGTATCACATAACCAGCAATCTTGATGCAGATGAATTTAAAAAGCGTTTTGTAAATCGCCTTGTTGACCGGTTCAAGAGTTTTAATGTAATTCCATTGCTTGGAAATTCACGTAGAAAATAGGCAGTTATACTAAGTTAAAGCATGAAATTATAAAATTAGATTATTTGTATTTCAAATAAAAATAAAGTATCTTTACAATACTAAAAGAAACCAATAATACTAACAATAAGAAGATAAGAGCAATGAACTTGATAGATTTAAACGAACAAAAAATAATTGATAATATCACAGAAGGTTATCCCGTTACTGTTATACGGGAAGATAGTTATAAATATATCATCAGTATGGGACGTAAACACGGAAAAGAGGTTTATTCATATCAGTTTGGAAGAGTAAAAAAAGATTTTGATTCTTTTAATGGTATAGTAAATGCGCTTTCTCTCCTTGAATTCAAAGAAGTTATTTTTTAACCATATAAATTTTTATTCCACTAAATACGCATGATTATGACAAAGCAAGAACTTGAAAACAACATGACTAAGGTAACAGGCATACCGGTTGAAATAACAGTCAGAGGTAAACGCTCTTTTACTTTCTCTTTTGAGGGGAAGAATGAAACGGCAGCAAAGAAGATACAGCAATACTTTGCACCTGTATCTCTTGAATATGACTACGATGAAGAATGTGATTATACTTGTTTATATATGAATTTATAATAAACCATGTTAGTAGGAACAACAAATCTTAATACGACTCTCAACTTAATCTATGTGTTGACAGATGTTGTAGAAACCCTTCTCTATGATTTGAGAAGTGAAATGGGGAAGCAAGGCTATGAGCTACGCCACGATGCGAAACGCAACTTCAACGCAGCTATAGCCGCGATCCGTAAATTGAAACAGGACGTTGACAAAACCCAGTTCTCCACACAGGAGAATTTTGGAAACGACTCCGATTGCCTTCTTGCGTTTATCAGATTGTTGGTAGACCGGTGCGGAGACGATGATAAGAAGATGTTCGAGTTTTATAATTACATCAAGCGGTTCCCTTCACAGCTTGGGTTGGAGCTGGCTGACGAGAAGAGTGTGTTTGCGCATATATTTGATAATTGATATTCATAACAAGATAGATATGAGTATGTCTCCAGTAGTACGTGATGCCTGGATGCTTCGCAAACTATTAGAAAAAGCAACTGGCATTAAGGTTTATAAAGCAGAATTAGGATCGTTCAGCTCCTTCAATCTTTATAGAGGGATAGTGCAGGAGTATAAAGATGAAACCAACACACATATTACAGTAGCGCAAGGAAGCTGGAGTATAACCGAAGGAGGTGAATATAAGGTTTCGCTTTATACGCCTACTATCACCATCGGGTACAAGAGGATGATCAATGCACAACTGGTACGTAATATTGCAAATAATATTGTAGATGCCTTAAATTCGAAATTTGGGAAAGACTGCTGGAATACATGTAATGAAGAGCATCGTTGCTGGTTACCTCTTTCCAGAGTTTCATTTTACCTGCAGATTCCGAATTTTGAACAATATAACTAATTAATAACAGAACAGAAATGAAGAAAAAGAAACTATATATCAGCCTGCCAATTAGTGGCTTCTCACTTAACGCCGTTGCCTTGGAAGCAGAAAGCTACAAGCTAATGTGGGAAGAGGAAGGTTTTGAAGTTGTGACACCTTTCGATCTATCTCCAGATAGCGAAAAACCATACTCCTATCACATGGGGAAGGATATAGAAGGGCTTTTGGAATGTGACGTCGTTTATTTTGCACCTGGTTGGGTTGATTCAAAGGGGTGTAATCTTGAATACGCTGCTGCTAAAATTTATGGAAAAACAATTTATACATAAAAAAATTAGAAATGAATACAACCTTTGAAAAGTCAGCTAATACCACTGACGAATGGTACACGCCAAAGGAAATTATAGACGCATTGGGAAAGTTCGATTTAGATCCATGTGCTCCGGTTAACCCACTTTGGCAAACAGCAGAAATCATGTACAACAAGAATCAGGATGGATTAACTAAAAAATGGATAGGTCGGGTTTGGCTAAATCCTCCTTATTCCCGTCCGCTTATAGAACAGTTTGTTAAGCGTTTGGCAGAGCATGGAAACGGAATTGCATTACTTTTCAACCGTTGCGATTCAAAGATGTTTCAAGATGTAATATTCGAGAAGGCAACAGCGATGAAGTTTTTGCGTAACCGGATTCGTTTCTTTCGCCAAGATGGAACACGCGGAGATTCTCCCGGTTGTGGTAGTATCCTAATCGCTTTCGGTGAAGAGAATGCAGAGATATTAAGAACCTGTGATATCGCAGGTAAGTATGTTAGAATCAATTAGAGTAAAACAAATTCAGAAAGGAATCAAATGATAATAGCATGGTTTTCTTGCGGTGTAACATCCGCAGTAGCTTGTAAGATAGCGTTGAGTCTGTACAAAGATGTACAGCTTTACTACATAGATACTGGCTCCGGACATCCCGATAACACTAGATTCTTGGCAGATTGTGAAAAGTGGTACAATCAATCTATCCACATTATCCGAAGCGACAAGTACACCTGTGTGTCTGATGTGTTGCGAAAGGGGTATATCAACGGTGCGCATGGTGCTGCTTGTACTCTTGAGCTGAAAAAGAAAGTCCGTTACAAGTTGGAAAAGGAACTTGGTTCTTGGGACGGTCAAGTTTGGGGATTCGATTACGACCCTAAAGAGATAAACCGAGCCATCCGCTTTAAACAGCAATATCCTGATACAAAGCCGTTGTTCCCACTTATCGAGCGACAGATAACCAAAAAGGATGCGATGGGTATGCTTTGGAAAGCTGGTATTGAAATCCCCGCTATGTACAAGATGGGTTACAATAACAACAACTGTATCGGTTGCGTGAAAGGTGGTATGGGATACTGGAATAAAATCCGGAAGGACTTCCCAGAAGTGTTTGCTCAAATGGCGCAGATTGAGCGTGATGTTGGAGCTACCTGTTTGAAAGATAAAGACGGGCGCATCTTCTTGGATGAACTACCAACGTGGCGGGGAGACCCAGTAGAAGAGATTATACCGGATTGCTCGCTTATCTGCCAGATAGAGTTTCAAGAGATAATCGACAGACAGGTAGAGCGAGTTTTGAAAGGAGAAATTAGTATTAACGATGTAGCCTAATTAGGCTCAAAACAGAATAAGATATGAGTAAAAATAAGAAACCATGTCCTCAATTTCCATATTGGGGCGCAAGTTATCCCGATGCGTGCTGCGTTGATGGTATATTACAAGATTTAGACTACTGTGATGAGAATGGTAATCTTTATGATAAGGGAGAGGATGTTCCCTGCCCATTTTGCCGGACAGAAGAATTTATAGAGTATGACCCGTTTAGTTGGGTTGACCATTTTTGTGAGGATATGGAGGAGAACGGTGATACTATCACTGATTCAATGGAGCAGCTTGCTAAACAAAAGGCAAGGCAAGCCTATATTGATTGGATTGACAAAATGAAGGAAAGATATTCGTAAAAATATAGATATGAAGATAATAGCAAAACAAGGTTCGGAGCTTGAGAAGCTACTGAGACAAATGAATGAACAGCTTATGCGCGAACAAAACGAAGCTAAAGATATGATTCAGGAATATTGTGGTTCAAGACCGGATAGTCTCGGATATAGATGGGCGTTTGGAATAACCGCTGAGTGGCTTTATACTCTTATTGGATTTGATGATAAGGAGTTTATCTCTGAAAAACTGATTCCGAATAATGATGATAAGAAGCATCCGTGTTGGAAAATCAATAAACGAAAGAAAGAAGGTCGTGAATTTATTGATAAATGGCGTAGAAAGTTTCGAGGTATAGATGGTAGACCGCTTAATAAATTTGGGATTCCGGTAATGCATGAGGAAACAGGACGCTACTTCCATTGGCTCCCGCTTGAAAAAGATGGTGTCTATTACGTTTCAGTAGGTTCTTCTCTTCTTGACTGTATGCCATCTGCAAAAAATGAGCAGTTTGAGATAGAGGTTTAACGTATAACAGAACAGAAAGGAGGCAAATATATGGGTGTAGCTTGTATACAAGACATCTACAGATGCGATACTTGTAAATCTGCATCGGACGAATACGGAAGGGGTTGTAAGCACGGGTTATTATTCCCGTTATTTCTCGTTATGGCAAACAGCCATAAATGCGAAAACTATGAGTTTGACCCGGAAAAGGTTAAACTCCATTTGCAGAAAAAAGAGAACAGAAAGGAGTTGAAGAATGAAACGAGAAGATATTGAAAAGGCGGCAAAAGATTATTCCATAGGTAAAACATATTTTCGGAGAAACGTTCTCAAAGAAGTGGATGCGGACAATTATGTTCTACGCAAGGGTAATTGCAGTGAAGACTTCATAGCTGGTGCAGAATGGCAGGCAAAGCAATCTCCGTGGATAAGGGTGGAAGATAAAGATGGTTGTGATACATCTGACGATTGCGTTGTAATGACTAAGAATTTTGAAATATTCAAAGCGTATTTTTCATCTGAAAACAAATGGATGAAAAGTAATGGTGGTTATTATGATGAAGTGATAGATGATGTTATATGTTGGATGCCCATCCCTTCTTTCGATGAAATACTGGAAGCCAACAGAGATGTACTAGAACGGATTAAAGAGAAAGGAGACTGACTGATGAGGTTTGTATTACTTATACTTATGATAATCATGCTATTCTCTTGTAAAGATGATATAGCTGGTCGTTTAAAAGGAGGAACTATTATTACTGTTAAGGGAGACACTATTGAGTTTTATGGAGGAACGTTGACTTATAGCGGATTTGGCTCTAGAGGTATTAGGGGTATTGCAATTAATGACTTAAAGGAGAAAGGAGATTGAATATGTATATAGCAAGAGACAAAGATGGTGATTTGTATCTTTATAAAAAGCAACCCGTGAAGTATTCGGAAAGTTGGCAATTATGTAGTGACAATCCCCATAATTTCTACAAGCTAGATTCTTCTTTATTTCCCGAAGTAAAATGGGAAGATGAAGAGCCGACAGAAGTTGAATTGGTAAAGAAAGAGGACTAACATGGATTACTTATTAAAAGTGCTATTTTCAATAGCAATAACAATGATATTTGTACAATTAGGACTAACAATAGCATTAAATTGGGATGAAGAATCTAGGAATAACCAAAAACTAAAAAAGTATGTAAAAATATTTGGTGCTTTTGCATTAGGAACAATTGGATTATCCTTCCTTGTGTTAATTCTTAAAGTTATATGGATTGATTAAATTAGCAACTATGGGATTTACAACACCGTGCTTTATACGCAAGAGCACCTATAAACTTAGAAAGAAATTAGATGAGTTGGGATATAGATTGTTTGGGGCGGAACTTAACGAAGCCTTATGTATTTTCACTGAACCCGAATACGGTCTATATAGTGTTGAGTTTTTCAGTAACATTCCACATCCTGACGAAACCGATAGTGTTGATTGCGGAACCAACGAAGAACTTTTCTTGGCTATCGCTGCATTAAGGGATGATACAAATGAAAATCAGTGGTTTATTTGCGATGTAAATCATTGGGATAGATCGGACAATGGAGAAGCAACAGTTTATGCTGAAATAGGAGAATGGATTTTTTGTAAATCCAATGACGATGATTGTGCACGAGATAATCATTATCACAAGGCTACCGTAGAAGAGCTAATCGAACACTTTAAAGAAAAGGAGGAATAAAATGAATCGTACAATAAAATTCAGAGGAAAATCAGTTTTAAATGACGAATGGATATATGGTGATTTAGCTCATAGAACTAATAGCCCAAAAACAATTTCTCCAATACAAATCAATGGTATTGGCATTAAAGAAGAAACCGTAGGACAGTTTACCGGCTTATTCGACAAAAACGGAAAAGAAATATATGAAGGAGACATTGTAGAATGGTTATTCCTTTCCTATGGCTGTTATGGAGAACAAGAGAACTATTTGAAAGGTTATATAGAATGGCATCAAGGTGGGCTTATTTTCAATGTTACAGAAAATGATTTCGAAGATGCTGGATTTTATGCAATTTCCGATTTGCATACAGATACAGAAAGTGATGTTAAGATATTAGGCAACATCTACGATAACCCAGAATTAATTAAGGAGGAATAAAATGAACTGAGAAAAATACAGGCAACTATGCAAGCATTACAGCCCATACAGCGATAAATATGCCATGTGATGGAAAACGTACCCGTATAGAGTAATTATGATAAGAAAAATACAGTAGTAATATATGGAAACCGTAGAACTAATAATTAAAATCGCATTGTTTATCCTCAATGCTTCAGCTGTTGCTTTCATTGCAATCATGATAAGCAAATGGCACAAACGTATGGAGGACAAGCTGAATAGTATTCAAAGATATATTCATCACGTAACAGACCGTAATGATATTGTATATATCAATCAGCTTGAAGAGATAAAAAGGATACTGATAGAATCTGAACGATATGAGGATGCTGACAAGATAAGCAAGTGTATTGAGATTGAATTCGATAATCTTAAAGAGAGAATGAAAGGATGGAAAACAAATGGCTGATACTTTAAAATAGAAAGGGAGAACCAGCGAGCACGACCAAGCTTAATTCTCCCCCAAATCTTACACGATTATGATGCAAATATACTATTTACTTTTTAAATAATCGTGTTATGATGAATGATTTTTCAATTATTGAGCAAATAAAATCTGTAAAGAAAAGAAAAGAAGAGCTTTCAAGGATAGAGCAAAATATGTCAGCTCCCACCTTGACAGATAAATCACTCATCCCAGTCATTTATGAGATGTTCAGGGAGATTCTTTCTGAACAGGATTTCGCACCGATGCCGGAAAGTCCCCATCAGAGAAAGAAGTTTGTGTTCGTTATACTTTTCTTGTATTCTCCCAAGACACTAGCCGGATACCACTCTCCAAAGGGATTGAGGGATGCAATTGCAAAGGCTATCGGATTACATGATGTCACATTCATTTCCAACAATATAGAAACTGTTGCTTTTCTATCTCAAAATGATAAGTACTTCAAGAAAGATATAGAGTATCTTTATACCGAGATTATTAATCGGCTAAAATTCAAAGGGCTAATCAATTAATGAGCCGGAGTTTTAATGCTCCGGCTTTTCCTCAATTTTTTTTTCCGAATATTCAAAAGAATCTTTCATTTCATACTTTCCTGCTTCTTTCATCTTTTGGTGGATACTGGAAATACAAGAATCAAATTGTTCTTGATGCGCATTGGGGTTGTACGGGTATGCAACTTCTTCAAACTCCAATGAGCCATACTTTGCTGTTACTATCAATTTCTTTTCCATGATTATTCCTCCTTTTTAATTTTGGTTTTTCGTTCTAATTCTCCCTTTCTTATAATGCAAATAGCATTTTCATAAGGTTCTTCCGTTTTTTGCCAGTAGTTAAGAAGTGACTGCCGGGCAATTCCAAGTTCTTGACTTGAAAACACATCATAGATGGCAGCAGGTGAAGCAAAGTATCTATGCTTACCAGTTGCTTTCATTTCTACGTGTATAACTCTTCTTTTATCTTCCTTTTCCATGATGCAAATATACTTATATAATTATTATATGTTACGTAAAATAATATATTTATAATTTATTAACTACATGAATAGTATTATTTGTTACACAATATACTATCTTTGCATCATCAAAAACGAAGTAATAACAATTAAAAGATATACGATTATGGCAACAAAGAAAATGAGTGATAAGGTAAAAGGTAGTTTGATAGCTCAAATTATGAGTGAAATGAAATCAGTGGCTATATTGAAAAACAAGCCTTTTGATGAAGGTATCTTCTTCGATCTTATATTTATGAGCGATAAAGAGCTATTGAAAGTTTCAAGACTTTGTGGTATTAAATAATAGGTATCAACCAGCAGGGCGAAAGCCCTGCGTAACCTATAAGAATATGAACCAGCAGAGTAAATATATAGTTCGCGAATCAATTGAGTGTGGTTGCAAGGTTTATGAGGTAGTAAACACTGAAACAGGTAATCGTATCAATTATTTCGCAGATTACGAATTAGCCAAAGAGTTTGCAAGGCGTCAAAATAACGCGGCAAAGAAACGTATGGCAGATTGACTGAAGTTTAATCCGGTAGCCTTCGGGCTACCACAATACACACAGCGATGAGAAAGCATGATTCAAAAGGCGAATTAGTAACAGAAGGCTACTTAGTACCCAATCCCAATTTCATCCCTAAAGGTGAATACAAAGCAACAGAATTGGACGAATATAAACGTAGCGTTGATTTTCTGATAACGAGTTGCGGCAACAAGTATGAAATCATCTTTAATAAGCCTATTATCCTCAAAGAGACACGCTCTATCAAGCGTATTGGCAGTAATGAGCACTACGCATATCTAGTTACAGAAAAAGCCTTAGAGAGCTTGAAAAAGCAATATACGCACACTTGTGATTTTTGATACGAATGAAGAAAGATTGAATGTAAAACATTAAATATAGATTATAAATGAAAGGTAATTGTACGTTAGAACTTGATGTAGACAGTACGGCATTGAATAATGCAATGTCTAAAGCTGTCAGTGATGCTGTAAAAAGCCTCAATATTGAGCAGATAGTAAATGCAGAAGTAACAAGAAGAATAGGCAAAAGCGTAAGCAAATCAACACAAGACGGCACATTTATTAGAGCAGTTGCAAAGAATGTAGCCAAAGAATTTGATGCAAATATCATTGTGCCCCTTCTTGATATTGAAGAGCTGAAAACTATGGTTGCAGAAAAAATCAGTCAGAAAATAATTAGTAAAATGGGGATTTAATTATGGACTCAATAAACAAAAACGGTTGCAGCGTATGCCAACCCGGTAAAGAGAATTACACTACCTACACTACCAAATTGAGAGGTAAGAGAGTGAGAATGTACCAGTACGACTACCGTACTGAAAGTAACGAGCTGTTTTCTTGTTGCGCACCTACCTTAGAGGCGTGTAGAGAGAAAAGGGATAAGTGGTTACAGAGCAAGAAATAACCAACATTTCATCTATTGTTGGTTTTATAAGTTGAAGATTTTTCATTATCTTTGGTTTACATAGTACCTTTGAAGTACTATCGCGGGTTAGAGCAGTGGGCAGCTCGTCACTTTGACTTGGTGAAGGTCAGCGGTTCGAATCCGTTACCCGCAACTACTTAATTATTAATTTAAAAGACACGATTATGAACATTCTAACGCTTAGTATTAAGCAAAAGTATTTCGATGAAATTTTAGCAGGTAAAAAAAAGCACGAATATCGTGAAATCAGGCCTACCAATGCAAAAAAGTACATAACCTACTTATGTGGTGGTAAAGAATATAAGGCTGATGAAGAATTACCTGAAGAGGGTGAGATAGAATTAAAACCTATCCAGTACGATGCCATAAAACTGCTAACTGGTGAATATAGGGGTAAACGTCCGTATATTATAGTTGAGGTGAAAGACGCAGAAGCATCAATTCTCACAGACAATGAAGGTAACGATATTGTTTATACCTATAAAGGTGAAGAGTATCTTGCCGCCCAAATGGATTATACTTTAGGCAAAATATTAGAGAAACATATAGATTGAATTGTTTAAACTTAAAATTTGATTTGCTGAGTCGCAAGAAGAATTAACAGAGTAGCCGGACCGCGCAGAAACATGAATGGTGCAGGTGCAGGCGGTAGATTGGTTGCCAACCGTAGAGGTACGGCTAGTGCCACACAGTTAGGTTCACGTAGACAACGTTATGCTGATTTACGTGTGTCATTGGGTATGTCTGGAGGTTAACCATGAACAAGGTAGAACAAGCGAACCGGTATATGTAAACTTCCAAAATTGGCGTAT